CATACGATATAGAAACAGTATGCATTAATATGGTATCCCGTATGTGGAGGCAGAAGGGCGCGGATGATAGCATTAAGTCAGAGTCGATCCTTAATACCTCCGTAAGCTACGGATCTGCACGGCGATCAATGACGAATGACGACATGATGGTATTAGATGACTACCAGCGCATGGATACCCTGGGGATCATTCGATGATCGGACACCTACTCACAGACACTATATATATCGCATCGACTACCGGCGTAGATTCGGATGGTGAATTTACCTACGGTGCCGCCGCCGCCGCAGATGCGAAGGTACAGCCGAAAGATGAGGAATCAGCAAGCACCTCCGGCCAGGTCGTCAGGTATACCGCCGAACTTATCACGACCACGCAGATCAAACGCGGCGACCGGGTATGGCTACCAGGCGAAGATCAGACAAACAACGACCTTGCACATACGCCCGCAGTGGTTCAGGCGGCCACGGGTATCGGTTCAGGCGCAACGGTATACTCTACAAGGCTATAATTATGATACTCGGATCGAGCGTGACCGGCGACAATGTAGGCGAGATATTAAAGGCACTGGCAAAACAGGCACCGAAAGCCTTCGACGAAAGCCTGCACCAGGAAGCCTTAGAGCTTGAGGCGGCCAGCGTCCCGCTCGTACCGGTGAAGGAGGCCGTACTTGTGCGGTCGTCCAACATACGCAGGATACCCGGCGGATGGTCATTAACCTACGATACCGAGTATGCCTTCTGGGTCCATGAGATGCCAGAGACAAACAACTTTACGAAGCCCGGCACCGGCCCGAAGTATTTACAACGACCATTTGAGTTCAGAATGAAAAACTTTTTCAACCGTATGAAAGCCAATTTTACCAAACGCCTGGAGATATAGTATGGCACTGAATACTCAGAATGTAAAGGTACTGGCGGGCGAGTTCGACCTTTCCACTTTCCTTAATAACGTAGATCTGAATAGAAGCCGTGGAACGCTCGATACTACCGCATTCGGTGACGCCTCCGAGACGTTTATATTAGACCTCAAGACCGGTTCTCTCGATGTCTCAGGATGGGCTGATACTACCGCCACGGGTATCAATAAGATATTAGATGACGACTACGGGACCGACGATATACCGGTGACCTACACACTGGCGGCGACCGCAGGGGCCAAGGCGTATCTGCTATCGGCTGCTGAAACCACGATAGGCAATAGCGGCAGTATACCTGGTTTACTTGCCATAGACGGCACGTATACCGCTGACCAGGACGGCGTTGATGCGGGCGTTCTGCTCCTGCCGGTAACGACGGCCACGGCCACAGCTAATGGAGCGACCTACGATAGAGGCACCTCGACGAAGACCGGGGCCGTGGGCATCCTCCACGTAACTACTACAGACAGGACTACCGGCGATGAAACGATGGACGTGGTGATCCAGCACAGCGCCAGCAGCGACATGAGTGGCGCCGCAACGCTCATAGCATTTACAACAGGGACAACGGTCGCGGTCTCCGAGCGGGTAGAGACAACCACTGATCCTCTGAGATATATCAGAGCATCTTATACGATAGCCGGCACAACGCCATCATTTGTTTTTGCGGTATCATGGGCGGCCAGGCAATGACCGAGGCGGTGATAAATGACATCAAGGATAAGTTGGCCGTGATGGGTAACGGTAATATAACGCTACACGTACAAGATGGGCGAGTTGTCAAATTAAGTGAAACCAAAGTTACCAGAATAAAGGATGGTTAACCATGGCAGGGACACATAGTAAATTACAAGAGTTCAAGATGGACGGTCTGGATGGCGCATTAGACACTTTCACTACGTCCTTATTTGGCTCCGGCGTATCCTTAAACCGTGATGTGAATATGTTGGACACGACTACAGCAGGCGATGGTAGCGAGGAAAGTATTCCAGGGCTGAAGAATGCGACTATTGACGTTGAGATAGAATACGACGCCACGCTTATAGCGACAGTGGACGACGTCTACGCTGCCGGTGGTACGACCGCCGGCACTTCGTTATCCTTTGAATACTACCCGGCTGGCAACACATCCGGCAATCGTAAATATATCGGCGAAGGGCACGTAACCGGACCGGCCATCGGTACAGCTGTAGGTGATCTGGTTAAATACTCATTTAGCTTTAAAGTATCGGGAGATGTGGCCGGCTCAACAGTTTAGATTCTCCACTAACTGCACGAACAGCGTAGGGGATAGGATAACATGGCAACGAGAAAAACAAGCGCGGCAAGGGTGGCACTCACAGGGGCGGATATTCTGAAGGTGGACGATCTGCCGCGTGTTTTTGTAGATACTCCAGAATGGGGCAAAGGTGCGGGCGTATATGTCCGCGGCATGACCGGTCGGGAGCTTGACAGCTACCAGGAGTTTGTGAGCGGCATAAAGACTGGATCGGGTATATCGATGGACAACGCACGGGCCAGGTTGGTCAGTTGCTGCGCGGTCGATGAAGAAGGCAACCAACTATTCACCGAGAAAGATATGGAAGCGCTGGGTGCCAAGTCCGGGATTGTATTAGATCGGATATTCAACGTAGGGCGTAAAGCCTCCGGCATGGATGAGGCCAGCGAAGCAGAGACAGCAAAAAACTTGCCATAGCCAGACCGGAGCGGCGGTTCTACTTCAGGCTGGCACGCGACCTCGGATATACGGTCGATTACTTATTAAGGAATATCTCAGCAGCGGAACTCTTAGAATGGGCAACGATATATCAGATAGAAGCAGCAGAAGCAGAAGCGGCAAGGCGTAAGGGGTAGCTATGGCAATCGTTGGAGATGTATCGGTCACACTGCGAGCAGATGCGCAAAAATTCATCAGCGACGTTGGCAAAGCATCGAAGAAGTATGAATCCTTCGGCCAGTCGTTGAAAAAAGTTGGCAAGGTTATGACCGCTGGTGTCACGGCTCCTATACTCGGAGCAACGGCGGCTCTCGGTGCTATGATATTGTCCACGACTAAAGCAGCAGATCAGATCCTACTGATGTCGCAGCGGTCCGGCATATCAACCGGTACGCTTCAGGAGCTGGCCCACGTTGGTAATATCACGGGCGTATCGATTGAGACCCTGGCGAACAGCTCATCGATCCTCACACGCAACCTATCAGACGCCGCCAACGGCATCGGTGAGGCGAAGGACACGGTCCAGGCGCTCGGCATCCAATTGACAGACAGCAACGGGGCCATGCTAAGCCAGGAGACTTTACTATTAAACAGTCTGGACGCGTTGGCCGGCATGAGCAACAAGACAGAGCAGGCCGCAGCAACGATGGAATTATTCGGCAGAGCAGGCAAAGACTTATTACCGATCCTGGCAGAAGGCCAGGGTAGCGTTGCCAAGTTACGCGAGGAGGCCCACACGCTCGGCCTTGTCATGGGTGGCGAAACCATAGCGGCGCTCGATGCGTTGGACTCTGACCTTGCCAAGTTGGGCGGGTCGTTTACAGGCGTAGCGAATAAGATAGTTGCCGGGTTCCTTCCGATCATCAAGGGCGAACTATTACCCTTCATAAATGACAGCCTTATTCCGGCGATAGTAGACGTTGGTGAATTTTTGGGCAACATGGCGAAAGGTTTTTCATCGCTAAGCACGCCGATCAAGGTGGCTATTGGGCTGTTCGTTGGCCTGCTGGCTGCTGTTGGGCCTGTAATGATCGCTATGGGGGCGTATACGGCAATCCTTCCACTACTGGCGGCCAATACGGCGCTTGTATCTGCAGCAACGTGGGCATGGGCGGCGGCTGTTGCTGTTGTAACGTCTCCTATCACCATAGTTATTGCTGCGGTAGTAGCACTGGGCGCAGCCCTGCTGTACTTCTCAGATGACGTTATTAGCGTCGTAGGTAAGTCTATAGACTTCTTAATATATGATGTGTTTGGATTTATGATTGATATGATGAACCAATGGAGTCGTGGTGTAAACGATATATTTGGTACATCGATAGGTCAGATTGAGAACTTTAAGAAGTCGGGCGAGACTATGGGTGAGTCGTTTAGCAATAGTGCCAACTCTGTCGCAGATAACTTGAAAGGTATGGCCATCGCCTTTATCTTTGGAGCAACGGCGGTCAAAGAATTAAAGGTTGAAGTAGAGGATGCCGCAGACGGTGTAGACAAACTAAAAACGGCCCTAATAGCTATACCAGAACCGTTCACAACTTTTAACCTGTTAGCTGGCACAATGGCTATAGCCATGACAGGGGCCGACGAAGCATTGGCCAGGACAAACCAGTCTGCTGCAATAATGCAGGAGCGAATAGCCGGGTTAAGTATCGAGATGAACGACTTCGTAGAGAAGCCCAGGATAGCCGGTGACGCGTTTGCGTGGATGGGCGAGAACGCAACGCCCGTCGGAGATATGATCGGTGCATCGATGGCGAGAGCCGGGAATGGCTTATTAGACATGGCGGTCAATATGGGCGGCCTTAAAAAAGCCACTGACTTAATGATCAATTCAGCTAAAGGATTATTAAAAGAACTGATTAAGATGGCCGCCAAGAAAGCCCTGTTTAAATTACTGAACATCGGTTCAGGCGGGACATTAGGCATCGCCGGCAAGATCGGTAAAGTATTCGGCTTCGCTAAAGGCGGGATCATTTCAGAGCCTACCGCGATGCTCGGCCTACATTCTGGCAGGCGTGGCATCATGGGCGAAGCCGGGGCCGAAGCTATCGTACCGCTCACAGGTGGAAAACGCGGTGGCGGTGGCGGTATGGCCCTCACGGTGAACGTATACGGCTCGGTAGGCGTGGACGACATAGGCGATCAGATCATCAATAAGTTACGACGGGCGGGGCTTTCATAATG